ATGAACGCTGAAGTGGCTGGGACGGAAGGGTATGACGAGCATGCAGTTGAGCTTGTCGCCTGGTGGCAGCAACTGTCTTTCACCGATCGACCCAAGCAGGTGCTGCAGCTTTTTCCGCAGCTTCCTTCGCTGATCATCGATATTGGCGCAGGCATAGGGGTGGATGCTGCTGGCCTTGCTGCGCTGGGTCACAAGGTTGTGGCTGTTGAGCCGGTCGCTGCCCTACGCGAGTCAGGTCGGCAACTTCATCCATCGCCCAATATCGAGTGGGTCACCGACGCGCTGCCTAGTCTTGGAACACTTATGCCTCGCGTGGGAACGTTCGATCTGGTCCTGCTTTCAGCTGTTTGGATGCACCTCGACGAAGGAGAGCGAAGGCGTGGTATGGCGCGAGTTTGCGCGCTCTTGCGTGAAAGTGGACGCATCATCATGTCGCTCAGGCATGGGCCAGTTCCAGACGGCCGGCGCATGTTCCCGGTGACCTCCAAAGAGACTTCCGAATTGGCCGCAAAGGAAGGCCTTCGCTGCATCCTTGAACTGCACGCTCAATCGGTGCAGCAACGAAACAGGGCTCAAGGCGTAACCTGGACCCACTTGGCATTCGAGAAGTAGCCGCTGAGCGTCGGCCCAGCGCGAGTCGTGAACCGATTTGGGGAATCACTTTGGTAAGGCACCGGCGAATTTCAGAAAGCGCATTCTCCATTAGCATGCCTCTTGCATAAGGCATGGTCCTCCAATAGGTACTTCCTCTGTGAGGCCACGTGGCGGAGTGGTGACGCAGCGGATTGCAAATCCACTGCCATGCCCGCCAATCAACAATTTTCTTGCACACACCACCTGTCAGATGCGCTCAAACCGGGTGCGTTACGAGGCGTTTTGCACACGCTTTTTGTGCACCCGAACGCTGGTCTTTCGCATCTCTGCGCCGCGTGAATAGCGCTTGCCCATGCCTTCCGACAGATCGCCCAGCATGTCGGCCACTTCACGGTCGCTGAAGCCTTGCTCGCGGAGCTCACTGCTGAATGTCACGCGCAGCCCGTGCAGCGTCAAATCGCTGGATGAGGGCAGGGCGGCTTTGAAGGGCTGGGACGCCTTGAAGTCCTGCCAGGCTTTCCGCATGGCGTTCTCGCTTGGGTATTTCCTGCCCAGGCTGTTCCGGCAGATAGGCGCATTGCTCGCCGGCTGCACCACACCGTCACCCGCCTTCATCTGATCGAGCAGCGCTCTCAGATCGGCCGGCACGCCGATGGTAATCTCCCCCACCTTATCGCCGTTCTTGCGCGGGACGAATGCCAGCACCTTTCCCATGTCGGGATCGTCGCAGTAGTTCTCCCATGTCAGCACAGCTATGTCCTGGCCACGCAATCCGCAGCCTTTGGCTATGGCCAGAACTGCCCGCAGATGGGCAGGGGCAAGGCTGTAGGCCGTTTCCCACTCCTTGCCGCTCCAACGTCTGTTAGCGTCAGCATCTGCCTTGTAGAGCCTCCGGACCCCTAGTGCAGGGTTGGTCTTGAGCAATCCAGATTCCACAGCTTCACTGAACACGGCTGACAAAACGGCCAGAACAAAGTCTGAGAACTTGTCGCCCTTTGCTGTGGCGGCGGCATCTCGAGCTTCCACGACATCGGCAGTTTCATATTCGCCAGCATTGTCGTCAAAGATCGGGTCTAAATAGAGCAATACCTTGTCGTAATCCGACTGGGTGCGTTCAGCCAGGTTCTGCCAGCGGCGGCTGAGCTTATAGCGCTCTACCAAAGCGCCAATCGTTCCAGCCTCATGGACCTTTCGGCGCTTCCGCTCTGCGGTCGCGTAGGCATGAAGGAACTTCGGCTCGGCCATGATGCGGTCGAGCTCGTCGCGTTCACACTTGGCGGATAACAGGAGCTGCCCTGTGGATCGGAGCGACACATACCACTTGCCGACGCTGTTCCGGCGAATGTTAAGCCCTTTGAGCTTCACTTTGGGCACGCAGTCTTTCTCCCACACCGAGCCGACGCTGCGGGCGGGGATTGTCTAGGGACAGCAGCCATTCGTCTAGCCGCACTCTGAGGTAGCGCTTGCCGGCGTTTGAGCTGGTGATAACTATGGGGATAACCGGGCAGACAGCCGAGAAGGTATCGACCGAAATCCCGCAGTAGGCAGCCGCCATCTGCTGGTTCATTGCGGCAGGCCAGTCGGGCAGGGCAGAGGCTGCAAGTTTAGCCATCTGCGAAACCCTTGTTCGCGAGTTCCAGCAACACGTCTGCATGGCACGGACCATCAAGGCTGCACCAGCAAGCCAGGTTCTTGCCGCGGAGTGGCGATAGGTCTGCGGGATATCCGGCAGCAGCCAGAAGCTCCGGATCTTCCATCATCTGCCGGAAGAATCCGACTGCGCCGCCGCGATCATGTGCGGTGCGACCTAGTGGGCCCGGCGCGCCAACTGCAAACGGGTTGCCCCACATGCCTGGTCGGCCAACGCTTACGGTGTTCTCTGGCATGCGCCAGCCTTTGCGGCGGGAGAGTTGCACGCGAAGGGGTTTGCTCATCCTTCCCCCCTGATCTTGCTGGCAGCGGCTCGGAAAGCGATTGCATCTTCATGCTGCTGTTGTCCGCAGACGCAGTTCTCAACATCGTCCGCTTCGTCCTGACAGTACCGCTCATAGTAGATCGCGGCAGCACCCAGAGCCTTCTCCGCTTCTAGTAGGCGAGCTTGCAGGGAGGTGATGATGTCGTCCGTGAGCGCAGCGCGGACTATGTTCACCACATCTTCGAACTCGATGGTAATCTCACCAACGCTGCCGCTATCCAGGTCGGCCAAGGCAATGTCTCTGGAATGGCTCTCGTGATGCGGCCACCATTGTTCACGAGCTATCCGCTCCGCCAACTCGCTGATGTTGTCGGGGTTAGACATTGGCTTGATGGTGCCGGCGGTAGCGATCATGCTGCGTCCTTCCGTTCGTCCTGCATGGCGCGAAGTGCTTCGATCATTCGCTGCTCGGCAGGGGTGATTGTGAATTGTTGTGGAGGAGCATCCCACTGGCGCCGGCGCAGGATCTCTTGCGCCATGGATCGGATCATCCAGGCACGATCGCGCACGTTGCTGCCGCGCTTGGCCAAGACCTCCAGCTGATCTGTTGTCAGCGGTGGATCATCACGCGTTGCCATTAGATCCTCCTAAGAGTGACCACTTGTCGATTGGTCTGGTGGCGGAGCGCTGCTTCTGCCGCGGCGGAAAGCCAGCAGAGCGCATTGTTGGTTCTGGCCTGATGCCGAGATGCTTCTTGCGAACAGCAGCGCTCTTGGCCTTCTCAGCCACGTCCTGCCTTGTCTTTTCGCGGTGCTTGTCTCGAATGACCGGGAAGATGTTGCTCTCTCGGTTGCCGTGCCCTTCGCCGGTCCAATTGATAAGCGCGATGCGGTGGTCATAGTCGACCTGGTCGCTGGTGGTGATCTTCCGGCCGGAGAGGTAGCAAATGTCCTTCTCTCGCTCGCGGACGCGGAGCTTCACTCGATCCGGTATTTTGCTATCCGGTGTTTTGCCGATCCACTCCGGCACTGCCCTAGCCATCGTCGACCTCGCCGCGGCCGGCTGACGTCAGGTGGAACCTTGGGCCATCATCTGTCTCTTCGATCGACAGCAATCCAGCACGTGCCATACGCTGCAAAGCCTTATGCCCTGCCTTTGGTATAGTGGTGTCAGTACCTGGGCAGACGGACCCGCCAGCGGAGTTGATGAGCTCGAGCAACTGGCGTTCTTGGTCGGTGAGCTTACGCATGGGCGCTGCTCCGCTTCTGCTTGATGGTGTGGTCGATCTTGGCAATCGCGAGGAGCGCAGGCTTCAACTCTGCTGGGGCGCTGTCATACGCCATCACCCGTGTTGCCTTGCCGCCGTTAAGGCGAGGCAGAACGCCACGCGGGATCGCTTCCCAATTCGATGGATCCGTATTGAGCTTGTTGCCGTCCAGGCACTTCAGCGCATAGCCTTCCGGCACAGGCCCGTTATGCTGGGTCCATAAATGCACATGCTTGTGGACATAACGCCGATCATAGCCGGTGTGTGGGTTCGTCTCGGCAACGCTGATCTCGATATAACCGTCCTTGTTGATCCGCTCATGGCCAAGGAACTTGGTGTTGTGCGGCTCCTGGCCCTTCTTGAAGTGAGTCTTGCGGGCATTCGGGTGACGCCCTCCAACACCATCAGGGCAGCGCTTGCCCTTGTTGTGCGAGACGTTGCCCTTGGTGAACTGGCCCGTGCGTCCGGTTTTCCAACCCAAACGCTTCCGCAGCGCATGAAGATTCTGAGGGCGAACGTCCTCACGCGGAAACGCCTCGATGAAGGCGCGATGGTATTCGGCTATTGGCAGAAGGTGGTTTTCCTTCAACCAAGCCATCTCCGCAGAGCTAAACTTCCGGTGGCGCCCTTTGTATCGGTCGCCTTCTCGGCCTGTCTTCCACCCCTTGCGCTTACGCAGGCCGTGCAGGTTCAGTGCTGAAATATCATCTCGACCGAAGGTGGCGACAAAGGCGGCATGATAGTCGCTGATGACCATAATCCGGTTAGCTTCCAGCCATGCCATTTCGACGGCGCTGTATGTGATCCGCTTGCCCCTCATTTGCCCGTCTCCACGGTGACGGACTTGCCGATCAGCCCAGAAAGGGCAGGGCGATAGCGGTCGCCGTGCTGCGCAACAAAGGTTGCCGCTTTAAACGTCAGGTCAGCGTTCTTCAGTATCTGCTCCGAAACCGCGACCAGGGCTTCGCCGCGCTTGGCTTCCTGCTGGATCTGCTCGGCCGTGAGATCCTCATCGGACAGCCGCTCGAGCTGGGCGAACAGGTGATCGTTCAGGTCTGAAAGCTTGTTCTTCATCACGCAGCCCCTCTCGGCTCAACAACCCGATCAGGAGCAGGAGGAACTTCAACCCATCCATTCCCCTTACGAGTAAGCACAACAGGCACCTGTCTCCAGTTACCGCAGCTGTCGCAGGTGTATTTGGTGGTGAGGATGGTGGTCATGATTTCACCGGCCAGATCGTTATGGTGTCGCCATGTTCGAGCGCCTCACGAACCAGCCACACAATATCCTCGTCGCTGGCGAAGGGCGCATGGGTGCGGGTTAGGTGGCCATCTTTGTCGCGGCATTCGGCTTGCCAACCGAGGGCTCTGATCTTTTCGGAAGGGGTCAAGTGCAAGGGCTGCGGGTCAAGCATCACAGCAACTCCCAAGGCCATGCGTCGAAGCGCATCCACGTGGCAGCAGCCAGCATCAGCGCGCCCCAAGTGACGAATAGGGTGGTGTTGAGGGTGAGGTTCATATCTCTTCGTCCCCCGCGGTCAGGTCGCGGGCTCGGTCGCGTTCAAGGCGAGCGGAAAGAGTCATGCTCAAGGCATCCCGGATCGCCGTCATCTCTTCGACAGAGACGGGTACTTCATGAACCCCTATTGCAAGCGACATCATCTCTTCATCGTCCTTGCGGAACGCGTCGGCGGTAAATGAGCCAAGGTTGCCGTTCCCCCAGAACATGACCTCGAACGACATTGCGCGCGGTCTTGCGTAGAAGTTGGCTGGGTCAACTATCTTCCTCATTCCGCGGCCTCGATGTTGTCGTGGTTCAGATCCGTATCGCCTTCGACAGCAACACGAGCTTCCATGTCCTTGATACGGTTGAGGGCTGCGCGGCCGTCTCGGCGCTGTTCCAGCATCTCCCGAGCCTTGGCAGGGCCGAACTTGTCGAAGTCCTTGCGCCATTGTGCCAGGTCCTCTTCATGCTCGCGCCATTCCCGCTGCCGTTCCTGCTTGGCCTCTTCCGACAGCCGGTTCCAAGCGGCCATTCGAGCCGCAATAGCTGAGGCGCGTTCGGTCTTGATGCTTGGCCGATAGGTGAGCGGATTGGCGCCATGGGAAATGTTCGGGCGCCTCTTCTGAGTTCGATCCATTATGGCCATAGATCAGCCTTCCTTGATGTTGTTGAGGGCATGGAGCGTGCGTTGCACTGCGTCCTTAGCCAGGAGGGTTTCTTGAGAGAGGTTGCCGCCATTGCCATTGCCGACGAACTGATGTCCGATGATGTCGCCTGTATCGTCACGCTGGACGCAGGCAGCTAAAGCAGCAGCGTCATGCGCAATCCGTTGGAAGGCAGTCAGCAGTTCGTCGGAGATATGCGGCATGGAAGAAATCGGCGGGCTGATTATTGGCCAAACCCGCCGCCCAGGAGGGGGGAGAGATTAGGGAGCGCCGTGAAGACTATCGAGGTGGCCAGCGAAGCAGGCTATGACCGCCCAGTCGCTGAATGCAGCATCCTCGCCTATGCTCCGCCTTGCGCTTTCGGCAGCTTGTATGACAGCGTCATCAATAGCGTCGCCGGCGTCCGCTGCCATGACGTGAGCCTGGAAGGTGCCATTGAAACTGTTGTCGGCCTGATCGGCATATTCGGGGTGAGCGACAATGACGGTGAACGGCGACTTGCCTGCAGCATCAGCGATGTCGTCCAAGACAATAGACGCCTTGATAAGCTGGTCGCGAACCTCTGGAGCATGAACGGTGCAAGCCCCGGCACCTGTCAGCAACGCGCTATTCACCAGCTGCCACTGATCATCGTTCATTGAGTAAACGTCCATTCCCATCCACTCCATAGAGGCGCTTGCCTCAGTGATCTGATGGGTATAAGAATGCATTAATGCACACACACCGTCAAGTGGGAAAATGCATTAATGCACCAATCGGCATTGTCTGTAATTTTGGGACTCGACTCTTCCGCCCGTCTGAGTCGTTAATGCAGTGCGGAACAAACGGAGAACAAGATAGATGCGCGAGGTTAGTGAGTTCGTGGTGATCTTCCCTGGCCGGTTCAACGGAACAGGGATGCAGGAGATTGATCTCCTGCTACGCGCACTCAAGTCAGAGTACCCGCACTATACCTTTGAGCCGGGCTGGGGGAGCAACCTGGACGAGGATTTCAAGGTGATCCCTGTCGTGGGCAGGATAGGTGATGGCGAGGGCGAGGATCCCGACCAGGTGTATCTCTGCAAACCGCTGGACCCGACAGTTATTCCCGATCTGGTCCAGACACTGCAGGTCTATGAAGCGCTTGGCGCTGGCGTGAATTAGCCGCCTAGACCTAGTCCGAAGCGGATGTAGGTGAAGAAGGCAACGCACAATGCCACTATGAACCCGACCATTTGCCAGGTTGTTGGCATAGCGTTCACGCGTCCTTTAATCTCACTAAGGTCACGCATGATGGTCTTGAGGTCTTGCCTCAGCTCCTTGCCGTCTTCCTCTAGCCGTTTAATTCGAGCTTCCATGCCATCAGATGTGCCACCTCCTCCGCTGGATTTCAATGGCTCCTGCTTGGCTGCTCGCAACGCGTCGCGCCGGGCGCGCTCGGCTGCTAGGGAGGGGATTTCAGCGCTCACTTCAACCTCTCAGTAAGTGCGTCAAACAAAGCAACCAACATGTCTTGAGATTCATTCAGGGCGTCCAAAGCGTCTGAGGTCATCTGAAAAGCTGTGTCGTTGTCATTGGATAGCAATTTGAACATTGCGCTGAGGCTCTTGTAATTCGCGCTGTTGGACCGGAACAAGACGGAGAGGAGTTGATCCAACTCAGCAGTCGTAAGAGCCACCGACTTGTTGGCAGCAACTATCCCCGGCCACATCTGGTTTGTTCCGTTTGTTTCCTCGTCTGACACTAACGCCTCCCGACATAGGCAGCTACCCTGCCTAGGATCTTCACGCCATCAACATCAACCTCTTGAGCCTCATAGCTAGGATTGTCGCTGATGATCCGGCAGCGCGGCGGCACGGTGAACATGATCCGCTGCAGCCGTTTTATTTGAGGCTCTGAATAGCCGTCGCTGATCAGGTAGACGCCATCGGCGCGTAGCTCGTGTTCGGTCAAATCGATGATGACACGGTCGCCTGGCGCATAGTTCGGCAGCATGGAATCGCCTTGGATGCCCAGGACGATGGCGCGATCGGGGTTCGCTACTGCTTCGCGCAGATACGCCGGCGGGATGCGCCACTCATCCAGGATCTTGTGAGCGGAGATGGTGCCGTTGCCAACCGGCAGCACCATAACCTCGCCAACGGCACCTTCACCGCCTCCAGCCTTTGCATCCAGTTCGGGAATAGCGCCAGGGATTTGAGGGCTATAGCTCTCTCGCTCGTACCCTTCGCCATCAGCATCAGGCGTCGGCTGCCAGTTTTCATCCAGAGGCACCCGCTCCAGCTCGCGCACTGTGCCGAGTTTAGACAGGAATGAAGCGAGCGATATTCCAGTTGCAGCAGCGATCTTCTCGATAGTCGTGCTCGACAGCGCGAACTTATGCTCCGGATCGTTGAGCGGCCTAGTCAGCGTTGTTGAGGGCATGCCCGCTAACTTCGCGAGCGCAGTGGCAGAGAGGTTCTTCGCCTCCATCACATGCCGCACATAGGCCTTGGTATCTTCGCTCATTCCGGTCATGGCGAAACCGTAGCCAAAAAATGCACAAATGCACCGTGCATTAATGCTTGCATGGTGTGCATTAATGCTGCATAGTGCATGACTATGAGCACTGCAGATGAAATCGCCGCATTTGAGAAAAGCGTCAAGGCCCGTGACCTGCGCATCGCTGATGTGCTGCGTGAAGCTGGCATTGATCGATCCATGTGGACGCGCTGGAAAAGCGGCAAGACCACGCCACGGCTAGACAACTGGCGCGCAATGGAGCGGGCAGCTGATGTGCTTGCTGCTTCTGCGGGAGCGGCAGCATGAACCGTCCGGCAGATATTCCCCACGAGACATACGAGCGTGCTGTCACTCTCTGCCGCCGGTTCCGCAATGCATCCAATCAGGAAGAGCTTGTAGCTCGGGTTCTGATGGCGCTGGACACCAAGCCAGGCAGGGCAGGGCTCACCAATCAGCAGGCAGCCGCTCTGAAGTTCATCGAGCGCTACCAGGACGAGCATCAAGCCGGCCCCACCTATGACGAGATCAAGGATGCGCTCGGCCTCGCCAGCAAGAGCGGTGTGCATCGCCTGGTGCATGCTCTGATCGAGCGTGGCGCCCTGAACGCGCTGCCCAGCCGCTGGCGGTCTGTTTCCATCAGGAGGGCTGCATAGATGCTCAGCAGCAAGTTCCTCAAAGACATCATGACTGAGGCCTATCCGATCATTAAGCGCCAGCTTGAGGATGCGCAGGTAATTGCCTCTTTCCGCGATCTCGTCAGCGCCAATGGCGGCGACTGGTCGGCCCTCAAAGCGCTGATGAAAGCTCATGTCGAGGATAGCCTTGACGAGGGCGGAGACGGCAAGCGCGTCAAGAAGATCTTGGATAAGGCCGACAGCTCGAACGCCTATGCCGAAATGCTCGGCTTGGCGAATATGAACGAAAAAAATTATTTTGCCGAAGATGCGCAGGAGACGCGGCTGGACCCAATCGCCGCTCTCCGCGCCGATCCGGCCATGGCCATTGTCGAGCCATCCAAGCTCAAGACGAAATCCGAACCGCAGCCGACCAAAGCGGCTGTGCAGATGCAGGCGAGCGCCGACGGTCCGCAAGCAGCCGAAGGCGTGGTCATTCCAGCTTCTCTTGCCGGTGCGGAAGGCATCGTAGACCGGCAACCTATTCAGCCGGAAACGGCGAACGATTGCCAGCAGCCTCCGGAAACCGACCAGCGGTTGAGCGTTGCTGGGCCTAGGGACACCGCTGGGAGGCAGTCGGCCGACACCCTCAGAGCCGGACGTGGACGCCCAGGTGATGGCGTGACAGCCGGAGAGACGGCACCTGTTCCCAGCCCGGGTAAGTCGGTGGAGGCTCCGGCCTCTACCGCTCCGCGCCAGCTCTATGCCGCTCCCGGCGTTATTACCTGGGAACATGCCCCACCAGAAGGCGTAAGGCGTCACGACTATAGCCAAGCCTTCGGCGATCTCGGTCAAGATGCAGCTGTCATTGAGGATGATCTGGCGAACGCCGCTGCAGAGCCTATCGTGAAGATTGGTCCAGTAATCCTCGACGGCTGGGCCCGCTACATCAAATCCCGCACCATGGTCAGCCTCGATGGCAAGCCTGTTGAATACTCGGTTGTCCAGTATGACGGCACCGATCCGCTCATGGACTGCATCCGCTGGAACTTGGCTGGCCGCATCCTCAACGATGCTCAGAAGCGCACGATAGCGCAGCGTCTCGCCCGCCTGGAGCCAAGCCGCAAAGAAGAAATCTACAGCGCCTTCGAACTCGGAATGGAGTTGGTTGTATGAAACGCGCTTGCGTCTCTCCTGAACGATCTGCTCGCCTGTGTAACTGCCTGGTGCTTGCCGCTGGCGCATGTCTGGTCTTGATCACTGCTGTTGAATTTGGGGCTGCTACGCTGCGACTGATCGGCGGTGCGCTGTGAGCGCTTTCCGCATCGGTCAGAAGGTCGTTTGCATCGAGGCCAAGTGGCGGAGGGGGAGCATACCGCGGCTCGACTGGCTCAAGATGCTCTACCTTGGGCTTCCCGTTGTTGGCGGTGTGTACGTGGTCACCGGCATCGGGCCTCATCGGTTTGGCGGCTCAGCCTTGTCGCTGCAGGGCTATGGTTCCTGCGGCTTCCACAGCGACTTCTTCCGCCCTCTTGTCACCCGCACTCAAGAGCAGGATCTCGAACACTTCCTGCCATTGCTAAACACGGTCGAGGAGCCCGCCTAATGCGAGCTTCTCCCACCATCAATCACAGCCAAGAACGGGATCGCTCGAACGATCCGCAGCCTTGGCTTCATCTTCGGGCGTTTCTCCTCCCCGCCCGAGGGCGAGTGATCATCATCGATTCCCTCATCGAGAAGGTCATTCGCCCATCCCATTATGTGCGGCTTGACGGCGCCAACCGTCTTTCCGCGCAGTTCCTGCCGGCGCAGCAACGCTCTCAATTCCTCGCTGACCGGCCTCTCCATCTTCGTCGCCTTTCCTGTTCTGCTTCATCCGATGGTTCAAAAACTATCGGGAAGGCATTTGCAGATGGGCAAAATCTCTTTGCACGAGGATCAAAAAATGACTGATCTCTGCGCAAACGACCTAGAGCCGGAAACGCTGGTCAATCAGGCTAGAGAATGGGCAATCGCGCTCTGGGAGCGTGCAGAAGGGCTGCAGGGCCTAGGCAGTGAAAACGCCAGGCATACGGCTGCTCGCTGGGCTGGAGTAACGCCCGGGCTGCTGTGGAGCCTGCGCTATCGGCCGCCAGCCAGCATCGACGCTTCACCCTACCTGAAGCTCCAGAACACCTATGACCGCTTGATCAAATCGGTGGAGGGCAAAAGTGCCGAAAACCTCATCGCCCTCAAGGCTCTCCCGACTACTCCGTCTCGTGCGCGGCTTATCGCTCAACTGGAGGAGTTTTTGGGAATTGCGGCGAGCGAGGAAGCACGACCGCCTTCCAAACGAGCCGGCTGAAAAGCCGAAGGGAGACTGAAATCATGGGTAATCCTCGTAATTGGACCAGAGACTTCAACGCTCGCAATAGAGAGCTTCAGGAGTTCGTAAAGCAGCGGGCAGGGAAGTCGCAGGTTAAGCGGAGGGAAGCTCGGGAGAGGGCTGCTGTTCGACCGGCTGTTGCTCATGAGGATGCACGCCAGTGAACGCGCAGCAATGGGCTTTCAACGAGCTCGACATTCGCCGCCAGGAAGAAGCCGGACCAGACACAGCAGACATGCATGTCGCTCGTCGCAAGCGTCGGCAGGCTCGTGGCTACAGCAAGAAAACAGCAGATGACCTTGTTGCCTGGGCAGAAGAGCAAGACCGGATGGCAGCATGACCGCCTCCTTCATTCCGCTGCTCGCCGTCCAGCAGCGATCGCATAGCCGCATCTATGCGCTTTCGGCCCTTGAGCATGTCAGCGGGGCAGATGTCCTATCTGCCGGCCAAGCTGTGCGCGAACGGTTGCGCGGGAAGCCGCTGGTTGCGCTGCCAAAGCGCGAGAAGCCCATGCATGTTGTTCCGTGGCCCGACACCCCGCCACCGGTGCCTGTCGCCGTCGAAACGGTCGGCAGCGTCCCTCTCGACATGCTCGCACCATGCTCATGGAAGTTCTTGGTGAAGCTTGCTGCCTTGCGTCACCGTCAGACCATGAAGGCCATCCTAGGCAGTGGTCGGAACAAGGATGTCGTGAAGGCTCGGCACGAGGCCATGTACCTAGTTGCTGGTCACACCGGCTACAGCATCGCTCGTATCGGCAACAAGTTCGGCCGGGATCACACATCCGTCCTGCATGCACTCGCCAAGTTCCCGCCGATGCAGCGCGAGCGTGTTTCGCCGTTTGTCTATGACGGTCCTGTTGTTCGGGAAAGGACGCCGCCGGAGCGCGCTGCCATGATCGTGCGCGGCTTTGAGGAGGGCGTGCCCAGGGCCGAGATCGCAGAGCAGATCGGCATGTCTTTGGCGACTGTGAAGCGGTTTGCCTATGAGCACAGCCTGACGCACCAAAGCCGCCGTAAGCGCGGCGGCAAGGCCACCAATGGCTGACCCTCGTTTTTCCATCATCCCAGCAGATGCAGTGCTCGATAAGCGGATAGAACCGCGTGACCTGCAGGTCCTCTGCGTATTTGGGAAGCATACGGATAAGCGGGGCTGGTGCCGCCGTTCGCAGGTCGTCATGGCCCGCGAAATCGGCTGCGCTCGTTCGACCGTCCAGGCGTCGATTGACCGCCTGGTTGAGGCGGGCTGGCTGGAAAAGCGGCCAGTTACCGAAATCCACACCAAGGGTGTAAGGGGCAGCGCGCACGAATACCGTGTTGTGCTTGATGTACCCGACCCGACACAAGATGTGGTGTTTACCCCTGCCGACAGGTCGGCACCCCCTGCCGCGCATACATCGGCACCCCCTGCCGACCCAAGGATCGGCACCTATGTTAACGACCCCCTTTCAACGATCCCCTCTCTAACGAGGGGTGAGCGAGCGTCGTTCGATGAAGTTTGGGATGCATTCCCCAAGCGCCCGATGACTAACCGCAAGGAAGCCCAGAAGGCCTTCTCGAAGCTAACTGATGATGAAACCCAGCGGTTGCTCATCGCGGCCAAGCGGTTTGCTCAGTGGCACATTGAGGATTCCGAAAGCCGCGGCGTGAAGCCTGAGGATCAGCTGGAGTTCCGGCCAGGGCTGGGGAAGTGGATCAGGACGAGCGCTTGGATCGGCGCGCTGCACATCAGCCTCAAAGCTGATCCCGTGCCGCCCCTGGCAAATGGCCTGGTGGTGCTCAAGCCAGATCACCCTGACTTCCAGGCAGTCGAGAAGATGCGCGGCCGTCCAGTCATCGTTGGCAAGTCCGGCACATCAACATTCCGCATTGAAGAAATCGAGCAGGCGAGGGCATCAGCATGAACCCGAACAACAAGCCTTGGTCAGAACACGAGACTCGCACCCTGATCCCCATGGCCCGCGAGGAAGCCTCATATTCAGAGATTGCCAAGACGCTCGGCCGCACGCTGTCGGGAGTGACAAGCAAGGTTTCGAGCCTGCGTAGCGCCATCAACAAGACGCCTGATCCAGTGGCTCCGGTGTATGCCCCGCGGCCGGGCTTATCGCGTGGGGAGCGGCTGACAGCGACATACTTTGGCGATCCGCCAATGGGCCGCAGCGCCCTCGATCAGAAGCAGGCGCAGGCATGAACCAAGCAGAACGCATCGAAGCGCTGCGGACGCGGGCCCAAGAGCTCCAGTTCGCAGCCCGAAAAACATCAGGCAAGCAGCGGCTGAAGCATCTCGCCAGCCTCTCCAAGATCCAACGTCAGATCGCCGGGATGACCGGCCAAACCAAAACACCAGTGAAGGAAGCGTAGAATGGCAAAGGGCAGGCCACGTAAGGCAGGGGTAAAGCGGACCAAGAGCGGACAGATTAGCCGCGCCGCAAGCGCCTACAACGAGAATGCAGATGCGATTGCACTGCGCATGAAGGTGTTCGGTTTGACCGAGAAGGAAGCCCGCGACCAGAAGGCAGCCACCTATGTTGGCCGGCTGTGCCTGGCAGGAATGCGCAGCACCACTGACGGCATTACCGAAGCTCAATACGATGCTGCGACAGCATACCGAGAAGCCTATCAGAACTTCCAAAAGGCGGTGAAATCACCCGATGCTCTTGCCAGCGGCAATGGCGGCGCCAGCGGTGCAGAAGGGCCTGGCTATGAGACTTGGTGCCAGCGAGCTATCATCAAGTGGGAAGGCATCCAAAAGGCCATCCAGACCGAGCAGGGCTTCCACGAGAACCGCGGTGCCAACATGTGGGCTGCATTGGATTACCTAGTCGGCCGTGATCAGCAGCATCCGCACATGGTGGGTGATCTGCGGTTGGCCCTGAACGCGATCGGGCATCACCTGGGCATCATCCAGCGGCCTAAGCGTCACACAGTGGATAATGCAAAGGCCGCTTGACTAGAACCCACATCAAGGCAGGATTTCACCCATGGCAAGACCTCGATTGCAAAACGTTGAACGCACTCCTTCCGGGCAGATAAGCAGATCGCGCAAAAGCTATGAACAGCGCGGGCTGCTGAGCCACGATGGTTACGTGGTGTATTTTGCAAAAGCAGACGATGGAATGAAAATAGGCTTTTCAGGAGCGACGAAGAGCCGGATGCCATCGATATCGCGGGATAAGGGCCGCGTAGTGCGAGTGGTAGGTTTGGCGCATCTCCCAAGCGAAGCGTTGGCCCGGAAGCTGGAGCGGAAGTTGCACGAGACACTCTCAGGAAAACGGATCAAAGGTGAGTGGTTCGAACTGACGATGTCTGATGTGCTTTCGGCTCTTGCAATGTGCCGGAAGATCGGTATTCGGACATCTGGAGGGCAAGACGCATCTGATGATGTGCGGCTTCTATCGGGGCTAGCATATGGATCAGATCATGCGGTCGCTTGACTAGCGCAGCAAATCACCCTATCCGTAACGTTAATGCGATTTTCAGACTATCGTCTGAACCAGCCCGCCAGCGAAAGCTTTGGCGGGTTTTGTCATTTTCGCTCATGTTTCGCCCGCGCTGAGATCAGTGCCAGAGCAGCGCCATAAGCGATGCCGGCCATCGCCCATATTGCAGCATGTCCGCCATTGGCCATTGAATTGTAGAAGTAGGCAAACACCCCAAAGACGAGGGTGGCGATAACCATCTTCCAAGTAGCAGGCATGGTGTTCTCCTAAATGCCTAAGCTTACCACCCTCAAGCCCAGGCTTAGCAAGCTGCCGCCAAGACTATCCACACCGAGGATGGTTCGAGACACCAAGTACAGCCCAGACGCAACAGTGCGCGGCTGGTATCACTCCACCAGGTGGCAGAAGCTCAGGCAGGCAGTGCTAGAGCGCGATCTCTACACCTGCCAGCACACTGGCGTGATCCTCGCCGGCAAGGCGCCGGCACCGACCAGCCCTGTCGTCCACCACAAGGTGCCGCACAAGGGCGAAGAGCAACTGTTCTGGGACATCAACAACCTCGAAGCCGTGTCAAAAGAATGGCACGACAGCGAGGCGCAGAGGGAAGAGAAGCGAGGCTACTGACTAATCCGCGTCCAGGCAGTCGTCACAAAGCCCATGAGCACCTGCGGCAGCTGTAGCAGTGGAGAATGGGCGCCCGCAGTGAATGCACCTAGCATCAGGCTTACGTGCATCCTGCACAGACCCATGGTTCTGGCGCCTGCGGTGCTCTGCTTCAAGTTCTTCTTTGGTCCATTCGGCCATCAGTATCTCCTCGGCTTTGGCTCACAGGCAATGCCGTCATAGTCAGCATCATTGTTCTCGTGGTAGCCCGGCTGCCCGCGGTATGCTGGCGCTAGGCCGACCGTTCTCGCCATACTACAATTGAAGCCCGCTAAGAGATGTCGAGCTGACACGTGCCAAGGCCAACTGCTCTGGTAGATGAACACGCCAGAAAAGATAGCAAGAATGCTGGCTAGGCAGAACAGCTGCACGACTTGCTGCCTCTGCCACCACTGGCGCTTTCTGCGATAGCGATACGCGGTTCCCATGCGTTGGTCTTACGACGAAGCTGTTCAAGGCTGGTTGTGAGATTAGATCAACTTCGAAGGACCTAACGTGAATGCACCCGGGGGGTGGTCGAAAGTCCTGAAGGGCTCGGCGTTCCGCACCCGCGTCCCCCTCACGTAGAGATTTTTTCCTCTGGTGGAAATCAGAGGTGCGAACCAAGGCGCGTACCGACCAATGAGTGACAAAAACAGCGCCATCGATTGGGCCTCTATCCGACTGGAATTTGAGGCTGGAAAGCAGAGTATCCGGGCCATTGCCAAGTGGTACAAGATCTCCGACGCCGCGATCCGGAAGCAGGCAAAGAAGCACGGCTGGAAGGTTGCGAACCAGCAGCCAAGTTCGCAGGCAACGGCTTCTGCGAACCCGCCAGTTGTTGCTGCCGCTTCGACAGAGGTCACGAAGGTCGAAGAGGTCATCAGTCGCGGCCGCAATATCGCAGATCGGCTGCTGGACGAACTCGGCGCCGAGACGCTCCACATGGGGGAGATGGAAGTCATCATTCAGCTGAATGAAACCGACCCGGAGCGTATTCAAGCCATTAAGCAGGCCGTGAGCCTGCCGACCCGGGCCAAGACGCTGCAAACGATCGCACTGGCGCTCAAGACCATGGGCGAGACAGCAACCGAAGTGCCGAGGGGAAAGAAGGCGCAGCGCCAAGCTCGGGCGGAAGAGGTTTCGACCGGCGGTAACAAGTTCGCCGTTCCAAGCGCGCCGAAGCTAGCCGTGGATAACACCAGGTGATCTGGTCGACCGCTTGCCCCGATTGGGCAGAACGAATTGTTGCAGGGCGCCCGCTGATACCGGGCAAGCCACTGTTCCCAAACGAAGCATCTGCGGCACTGGACGTGTTCAAGGCGCTTCATATCGTTGACGCGCCGGGGCGTCCGACTTTTGGGCAAGCAGGCGAGCCTTGGGTCTTCGATTTCGTGGAGGCCGTGTTCGGTGCCTATGATGCTGAGAACGGCGAGCGCCTGATCAATGAGTTCTTCCTCTGCGTGGCGAAGAAGAACGGGAAATCCACGATCGCCGCGGGCATCATGCTCACGGCGCTCATCCGCAACTGGAGAGATTCGAACGAGCTGATCATTGTGGCGCCGACCATCAAGGCAGCCGACAACTCGTTCAAGCCCGCTGCTGACATGGTGCGAGCCAATCCGGATCTAAACGCGGCAGAGGATGGTCCTCTGCACATTCAGGACCATCTGCGGACCATCACGCATCTAGGCACCAAGGCTACACTCCGCATTCTGGCTGCTGACACTGGTACGGTGGCGGGCAACAAGGCCGCTTTCGTGCTGGTCGATGAGCTGTGGGAGTTTGGATCGAAAAAGAACGCCGACGCGATGATGCGCGAGGCGGCCGGCGGACGAGTTGCTAGGCCGGAAGGCTTCTTGATCTCGATCACCACCCAATCAGACGCGCCGCCAGCCGGCGTGTTCAAGGATAAGCTCGAGTATGCCCGCCAGGTGCGGGACGGCGAGGTGGAAGACAAGAAGTTCCTTCCGGTCATCTACGAATTCCCGCAGTCGATGATCGAGAGCGAGGCGTATCTCGCTCCAGAGAACTATTTCGTTACAAATCCGTATATCGGCCGCACAGAGTGGGGGCGCCGGTGGATTGAGGATGAACTCGCCAAGGAAAAGGCCAAAGGACCCGAGACGCGCAACGTCTTCTTGGCGAAGCACCTAAATGTGGAGATTGGGCTCAACCTGCGGTCGAACCGCTGGGCGGGCGCCGATCACTGGGGCGATGCCGCCGATGAGGAGCTTTCAAGCCTTCGCCACTATGAGGCGCTCGACCGGTTGCTTGAGCGCAGCGAAGTAGTTGTGGTTGGCATCGACGGCGGCGGCCTGGACGACTTGTTCGGCCTCAATGTTCTGGGCCGTGAGCCGACCGAAGTCGAAGTAAAGTTTGAGATTGATGGCGTGGCGACGATGCGCCGGATGAAGCGCTGGCTCTCCTGGTCGCACGCATGGTGCCACAAAGGGGTGATGGAGCGCCGCAAGTCGATCGCCACGAAGCTGCGAGACATTCAGGCTGCAGGCGAGCTTACCATTTTGGATTCGCCGCTGGGCGACGTGGCGACGATCATCGAGCACATCACGCGCATCAAGGAAATGGGCCTGCTTGGCGGCGTGGCGGTCGACGCTTCTGGCTTGGGCGAAATGGAAGATGCCCTCGATGAAATCGAGGTCACACAAGAGGCCGGCCTGCTCGTTGCGGCCCCACAAGGCGGTTGGATGATGAGCAGCATCAAAGGCGCTGAGCGCCGGCTGGCATCGGGTCTACTGAAACATAGCGGTGGCCCGCTGATGAATTGGTGCGTGCCAAACCTCAAGATTGAGCCGACCGCAACGGGCATTCGGGCGACAAAGCAGTCTGCCGGCGATGCCAAGATTGACCCCGCCATGGCGATGTTCAATGCGGTGACCCTGATGGCGCGAAATCCAGTAGCGAAGCCGGTTTTTGACGCCGACAAATGGATAGCGAGTTACGGATGAGCTGGATCACACGACTGCTCCGGCTCGACGGGGCGAAAGACATCGAGCCGTGGCGCGGTGGGCAAGTTTCGACCGAGAATGCCGACAACTTCGTCACTAACCAGGTCACTGTTGCCGACTACCGTGATGTCCGGTCTTCTCAGTCGGCCGGTTCTATCGGGCTTTCAGCTACCTGGGCATGCGTTCAGCTCATCGCCGGCACAATCGGATCTCTACCCCTGATGGTCTACCGCACGGGGAATGACGGTATTCGCCGACTAGCGAAGGATCACCCGCTCTATTTTGTGCTGCATGACAGCCCAAATTACGACCAGACCGCCGTCAACTTCTGGGAGATCATGGCTGCAAGCGTAGAGCTCTATGGAAACGCCTATGCGTTGATGGAGCGCCGCACAGGCGGTGTGCTAAACGCTCTCCAGCCGATCCGGCCCGACCGAATGACGGTGCGGCGGCTAGAAAATGGCGATCTAGAATACGAATGGAGCGAAAACGGGCGCCGCTATGTGAAGCGCAGCCAGGACGTTCTGCATATTCGCGGACCTCTAGGTGACGCAGTGGGCGGGATGTCGACACTGGCGGCTTGCAGCGACGTGTTTTCGGACGCGTTGGCGGCGGAGAGCGCATCAAGCGGCATATTCAGCAATGGTGTGAGCCCGAGCGGCATCTTGTCCACCCCGGATGGCGTGCAACTTTCCCAAAAGCAGCGCCAAGAGCTCGAAACTCTCCTGCGAGAGCGTCACCAAGGCGCAATTCGCAGTGGCAGCCCTATGCTCCTGGACAACGGGTTAAAGTGGACGCAGCTTTCAATCAGCCCCCATGACGCCGAAATGCTCGAGACGCGCAAATTCAGCGGCGAACAAATCTGCCGCATCTTCGAAGTGCCGCCGGCCATGGTTGGATACGGGGATAAGGCCTCAAACTGGGGCACCGGCAAGGAAGTCGATGTGCTCGGCTTCCAGAAGTTCAACCTTCGCAAGCGCCTGAAGCGTATCGAGCAGGCTTTGCTCAAGCAGTTAGTGCCGCTGGCGGAGCGCCGCGCCCAAGGCATCACCATCGAGTTCAACCTCGAAGGCCTGCTCCGTGGTGACACAGCGAGCCGGTACGATTCCTATGAGAAGGCAATTCGCATGGGTCTTATGACCCGAAACGAGGCCCGCGCCCTGGAAAACCTGCCCCCCGTGGAAGGTGGCGACGTCATTACCGTGCAGATGCAGGACATTCCTCTCGCCGACGCCATCAATGGAGACAGCAATGGACAAGAAAACAGCGCCACTGCTTGAGATAAAGGCGCTCAAGGAGAGTGGCGAATTCGAAGGCTACGGCTCGACCTTCGGTGGCGAACCCGATGCTTATGGCGATGTGATTGCCGCTGGCGCCTACATGGACAGCCTTGCCGCGCACAAGGCCAAGGGCACCATGCCCAAGCTGTTCTGGCAGCACAACCCAGGCGAGCCCATCGGCAAGTGGGTGAATGCCAAAGAGGACGATCACGGCCTCTTGCTGGCTGGCAAGCTGAACATGGACGTGCAGCGTGGACGCGAAGCTTATGCGCTGCTGAAGGCGGGCGACATCGACGGCCTTTCGATCGGCTATCGCATCAAGGAATACAGCGTCGACACGGATTCGGGCGTTTGGACGCTCGAAAAGCTGGACCTGATTGAGGTCAGCGTCGTGTCTGTCGGCGCAAACGAGAACGCAGTCGTGCAAAGCGTCAAAGCCGCCAAGGCTGCTCACGACCTCATGGAAAAGCTGAAGGCTGGGGACCAGCTGACGGCAAGAGAGTTCGAAACTTGGCTCAAGGGGTTGGGCTTTTCGAACTCGCAGGCGGAGCGCGCCGCGCGTCTTCACCTGAAGGGGCAGGGGGAACCTGCCGAAGCGGACCAGACGCTCGAATTTCTTCGGGCACTCCGGGGCTAACCCCCACCCACTAGAGAGACATCACCATGAAGACCATTCCTCTGTTGGCCCTTGCGGCCGGCGGGCGCTTTGGTGCACCCGCAATGAACTACTTCGGCGCCCCGCAGATCGCGTTCGAAGCCCCTACTGACCACGGCAATAAGACTGCTGCCCAGCTCGCAGCCGAGTTCAAGGCCGACTTCGACACCAAGCTCGATAAGGTCAAGGAAATCGCTGAAAAGGCTGCCTCCGAGCCGCTCGCGAAGGGCGTCAAGGATGAAGTCGATCAGCTGCTGATTGGCATGAACGAAGCCAAGGCCCGTCTCGATGAGATGGACCAAAAGATGGCCCGCACTGGCGGAGGCGAAGATCAGCCACGTACCGCAGGCGAGCGCTTCGTTGAAGACGAGCAGTTTAAGGCTTTTGCTTCCCAGAACCGTCCTCGTGGCCGTGTTCTTGTGGAAGTCAAGGACATCACGTCCCTGACCACGGATGCTGCTGGTTCTGCCGGCGCCCTGGTGAACTCGGATCGTCGCGGGCTTCAGGTTGAACTGCCTCAGCGTCGTCTCACCGTTCGCTCGCTTCTGCTGCCTGGCCAAACCATCAGCAATGCCATCGAATACGAGCAGGAGAAGCTGTTCACCAACAACGCCGCTCCTGTTGCTGAAGGTGCAACCAAGCCGCAGTCTGAACTGCAGTTCGAAGACAAGACCGCTACCGTTCGCACGATCGCTCACTGGATGCGTACTTCGGTGCAGATCCTTGCTGACGCTCCCGGTCTGCGCTCAATCATCGATCAGCGCTTGCGCTACGGTCTTGCGAAGGTCGAAGAGGACCAGCTGCTGAACGGCTCCGGCTCCGGTCAGAACCTTTTGGGCCTAGTGACTGCCGCAACGGCCTATGCTGCGCCAGGGAGCCTCACGGCGACCACTCAGCTGGACGTAGTCCGCTTGATGATCCTGCAGGCTGCTCTTGCCGAGTACCCTCCAAACGGCATCGTCATGAATCCGATCGACATGGCAGCCATCGAGATGGCCAAGGATGCCGGCGGCAACTACATCATCGGCAATCCGCAGGGCACCATCCAGAAGACCCTCTGGGGCCTTCCAGTGGTCGAAACGCAGGCCATGACCGTCGACAAGGCTCTTGTTGGCGCTTTCAACCTTGCTGCCCAGATCTTCGACCGTCAGGACGCCACCGTGGACGTCTCGACCGAAGACCAGGACAACTTCATCAAAAACAAGGTGACGATCCGCGCTGAAGAGCGCCTTGCACTCGCCATCTATCGCCCTCAGGCCATCGTCTACGGCGATCTCGGCCGCGTTGCGTAACGAGTTCGGCTGATCACAAGCGGCGGCTCCTTCGGGTGCCGCCGTTTTCATGAGCCGAAGGAGAACCCCATGATCAAAGCAATCCTGATTAAGCCTCTGGACGGCCAGCCAGAAGGCACTGAACGCGAGTTCGACAAGCACGACTTTGAGCGCCTGAAAGCGCTTGGAGCAGTGCGCGAAGCATCAGGCGATACTTCAGCCAAGGCTGCGCCTGAAGCGCAGAACAAGATGGCGCCTGCCGTCGAAAACAAGGCCGTCGAGACGGCGGGCAACAAGGACATTGTTGCCGCCACTTCGCCCGCCGCCAAGAAGAAGGGCTAAGCCAATGGCCAACGTCTCGTCTCAGTCGCGAGTGGCTGCGCGGAAGGACCGCACGGCCGCCTATATCGGGGCGAGCGTTGCGCCAGCCTCTTGGACCATCACGGCGCCCGGTGTCGCTGCTCCGAACGGCCGCGCCTACGTCACGGACGACGCCGGTCGGTACGCCCTGAACATTCAGGGCGCGTACATGACCAAGGCGGTGTGATATGGCGCGCCTATCCGGCCAATCTCGAGTAAGCGCCCGCAAAGACGCAACTGCCAGCTATATCGGCGCTGGTGTTGCCACCCCAATAGAGGGCGTGGGGGTCATCCGAACACTGTCGGTGCTGCGCGACCTGTTCCGGATGCGCGATAATTTAAGGATGACCGACAATGGTTGACCTGATCGGCACTGATGAACTTTGGGGCGCTGTCAGGGAAAAAATCAACTCCAAGCTCTACGGTCGAATGGTCGAGCTGTCCGACTATTTGCCAGCGAACCCTTCAACTGCAACTTGCACGGCCGCCATTGTCGCAGCAGCGGCAGATGCTATCGCGGCTGGCGTTCCACTTCGCATTCGTTCCGGCCAGTTCTATATGGCTTCCGTTGCCACGATTGATGCGCCGAACGGGCTGCATATCGTAGGCGATGGCGCTGACAAATCTTTGTTCTGCCATGACTCGCAGAGCTATATGTTTGACATTCGCGGTGGCACCTATGGCAGTGCGCCTGTCAGCCTCACAGCGAATGCTGCGGCTGGAGACACAGCCCTTACTGTGAGCAGCACCGCATCCTTTTCGGCCAAGCAGTGGCTGAACCTGCAGAGCAATCAGGTCTGGGACGCGTCCAGCGGAAAAGCAGCCCGATATGGCGAACTCGTTCAGGTCAAAGCTGTAACAAATGGCACAACCCTGACGCTCTACTCGCCACTTGACTACGCCTACACAACCGCCAACGGAGCTTCGCTAACTGCTTGCCCCCTCGGCAAAGGACTGCGCTTGGAAGGTTTCGGCCTTGTGAACCGAAGCCCGCTCACTGGCGCATCTGGTGCGGCAGGTGGGCTTGTTCTTCGACAAGCGGAACGGCCTAAGCTGACAGACCTCTACGGCGAAGCGCTTGATGGCCCAATGCTCACCTATTCGGGCGTTGTTGGCGGCAAAGCACAAGACGTGAGCGCCGCCTACCTAGCCGACGACGAAACTAACGGTCGTTACGGCTACGTGCATAATGTGGTGGACGCCACCCGGGGCTTTGTCATCGACGGCGGTCACTCTCGAGCATGCCGACATCATGTGACTACCAACGCTGGCTCCAGCTCAGCCATTGGTGGTGTGCCCGCGCACATCACCGTCAGCGATTGTCAGGCGTCGGCTTATACAAACGCGGCGTACTCGACGCACGAAGAAGGCGACGACATCGTTTTCACCGGGTGTCGCGCCAACAATGGCATGGACATGGGGTATGAGTTCAGAGCCCCACGCTCCAAGGCCAAGTCCTGCGAAGTTGTAGGCGGGAAAGGCACGGGATTTTTAGTCCAGCCAACCGCTGTTCGCTCTGAACTCAAAGACGTAAGCGTGTTCGATCTAACAGGAACAGCGAGCGCGCGCGGCAACCCAACGACCGGCATCAGTCTCTCTGCGCAGGAATGCGTGGTGAGCGGTTTTCATCTGCGCAATATTGGCAACTCAGGCCTCCGCATCGGCGCGAACCGTCAGCAAATCTCGGATGGCCGCATTCACCAGTTCGGGGTCAGCACAAACGTCTACGGCATCCATTGGCCAGGTGCGAGCATCGACAGCTCAATCCGGGACGTGAACATTGACGGTGGCGGCTCATCTGGTCCAACCGGATTGTTCAACGCATCCACGGTGACTGGCACGTTCGTTTCCAACGTGAAAACCAGGGCAGTTAGCACGCCTGCTTCTGGCATAGCTAACCTAACCTCCCAAACGGTGAATGGGTCCGGTGTGACGGAGACGGTGTTGAACTCCACATTAGTTTAGGCAGGCGCGAAGTACCGGGTGCGTGTGTGCTCAAGGAATTTGCGTACTGTATAGGTCAGGGGTTTCTCAACGACCCAAAAGAACGCTATGCCGACCACGATGGACAAAGCCGTCACCCCAACGAAGACTGCAACTGATCCAATGAAACTGTCGAAGCGTGGCAGCAGAAAGCGGTAGCCGGCGTGCATGACTAGAATGTGGACCAGGTATAGGGAATACGAGGCATCCCCCATCATCACGGCGAGACGCGGCGCTGGTTTGTCCGCCAGTGCTGCAAGGCCGTAGATCAATAAAGCGGAAATCGGCCCAAAGATGGCAACTCGGACGTGTTGCAGGGGCGTCTCAGCCAGCCCGATCAGGTCATACAGCAGGGTCATTGCGAGAAGCGCTGCAAGAGCAACGCCGATGGCAACCCAGCCATAGCGGAGAGGCTGCGTAGAAGTTTTAAAGGCAAGACCGATGAAACACCCTGCGCAGAATTCTAGCACAAATGGGCTAAACGCTGTCCCGACCCAGGCGGGGGCGTTGCCTCCCCCTACTGTATGCAGTGCTAGATAACCCGCCAGCACGACAGCGCTCCAGCCAACTAGTGCGGCAGGTAAGAGCTTCCGTGGCAGGGCAGCGATGAACGCGAAGAAGAAAGCGTAGAACATCAGTTCGTATGTGAGCGTCCAAGCTACCGGCACTAAGGGCAGCGTTTCACTTGGCGTCAGCAGGTAAGAACCGACAAGATCGACGCCCCCATGTTCTGAATTGACACTGCCAGGGCTTTTTAGCCAGTAGAGCGTCAGCAAAATGGTGAGCACCCAGTAGGGTGGGTATATCTTGGACAAACGGCTGATCGCAAAGGACGCCGCGGCGCCTGGTGCATCGAACTTCGAATAAGTTGTCACCACCATGATGAACCCGCTGATTACGAAGAAGATGTCCACACCTGACTTCAGCGCATGAGTGGAGTGCGCCCCGTTTCACCGGACAGGCGGCGATTGGGTTTAAGCACTGAGGCGCAGGAACTCTCGTGGTGAGCGGAACTTGAGCCCGGAGTGCGGGTGAACCTCACAGTAGTCCTCGATCCATCCTGGCAGCAAGGCGAGGATGGTGTCGGCGTCTGGGAGGATTGCGGTCGAAGCGTAGTCTCGCTTCAGGGTCTTTACGAAGGCCTCGGACATGCCATTGCT